TTGCTTCAGCAAGAGCTTTCATGATAACGTTAGCAGAGATTGTGTTTTGCTTGAGAAGAATCTCTTGAGCAACACGAGTCATTGTCTTAGCGACAACGTCCATGCGGCTCTTAGCAGCATAACGGCGATCAAAGCTTACTGCGGAATCAAGGCTATAAGTAGCGATCTTGAGTTCAGCAGATGTTGGGAGAACTTCCGAAGTAGGAAGGCCACCAGCACGGCTTTGACTATATACTTGAACATAATCTTCGTCAGAAACATCGAAATACAGATCCAATGGAATCGAAGGATTGTCATCAGCATTATACTGAAGAGTGGTGAAGAGGTTAGACAATGCTGGAGCATTGTTGATAACTTCTGCGAGAACAGGGCCAATGAATTCGGCAAGAGCAGTTTGTGCTTCATAGGCTACATCGCGATTGCGAGAAGCCATTGCTTTTACGAGTTCGACTTGTTCGGGAGTGTTTTTTAAAGTAATTTTCATATTGTTAAATTCTTTTTTTTATTAACCCAGCTTGACGACTACATAGTCACCAGCGAATTGATCAGTGAGTCCGCCTTGAGAGACGCGTGAACCAGTTCCGAGAACCAGGCCGAGAGAAGAAGCAGATCCTGCAGCGACTCCTCCGATTGTTCCGTCGCCAGCAACTTCAAAGCCGCCACCGATAGTGAATGCTGCAGCGCCAGCTGCGACAGAGTTTGCGCTCAAGGTAAATACACCTTTAGTTGCAACAGGAACACTTTGCCCAGGAAGAATAGCTTGAAGCTCCTCTTTCTTGGTTGTGTTATAAATGAGTTTTTCTCCATTTTCATCAGTCTTAGCTGTTTGATTCAAAGTGAGTCCCAGAGGGAATTCACCAGAAGCAGCTGGGCTAACTTCAAGGGGATTAGTTGGGTACATGTCGCCGCCAACGAAAGGATAATCTGTCTTACCAAGATAAGAATCACTACCATAAGTGATGGTATCTTGGTCGAGATTTCCGTTTGTTACTTTAACAAAAACGCCATTGGAACCTGCGCCATCACCAGTGGTGGACTCAAGAACCGAAGCGGAGTTAAGAGCAAACATATTTACTACGTCATGCTCGTTATATTGTCTGAATGGGAGTAATCTTAATGCCATAATTTTTTTAGTTTAAATATTTTTTATCGAAGGATATTGTCGCGGCTAAACGCAGCAGCAAACTTTTCCTTTAAAGTTGTTTTTGAAGCTTGAGCTTCGTTATTGTTAGGGAGAACAGTGTCAGTAGCTTCTGCATTTTCAAGAGCTTGCTCAACATCAACTTCTTCAGCAACCACTTCTTCAGTGATTTCAGAGGCTTCTGCTGTAGTAAGACGCTTTTCAATTTCTGCTTCAACACGAGCTTTGATTTCATCTTCGATCTTCGCTTTAGCTTCTTTATTTTTAGAAGCCCAAAAAACAGCGAGTTCATCTTTGAAAGATGCGAAAGATTCTTCGGTATCATCGAGACCTTTAATCTTCTCAGCAATAAAAGAACTATCACTTTCTTCAAGATCGTAAATAGAATCGATTTCTTCCATACGTGCGTTGAAACGAGCAACAGCTTCTTCAGCTCTCTTCTCTGATTCAAAACCGTCAATGCGCTCTTGAGCTACCTTAAGTTCCTCTTTGATAGATTCTACAGAATTTTGAAGCTCTTCTCTCGCAGCAGCGATTTCAGCCTTCTCTTTTTCCGCAGCCTCAAGGGAAGCTTGGTACTCGTCATCTTTTTGTTTAATGGCTTCGGCAAAAGTCGAAGTCATGCCAGCGACTGCTTCTTCAGAAAATTTCTTTTCTGCGAGAGAGTCCTTTAATTCTGATAAGAGTGTTTCTAAGTCCATGATTTTAGTATTGTTTACAGTATTTTTTAAATTTTGTGAAATTTTGTCAGATATTTTTTGCAAATGCTTAGCCTGTCTTTGATTGGAGTTGGACATAGACTCTTCTTTTTCGCTTTCCTCGTCCTCTTCCATATTATTGTCTTTTTCATATTCGTTGCTAATAAGACCTTTTACATTTGCGGCTGGCTTCATAGTAAAACCAATACCAAGTGGATACACATTACCAGTAATCAAGCGATAAACTGGGCGACCATCTTCAGTCATTCCTTTACCACCGAAACTTCTTAGCATGCCCTTCATTTCGCTTACCTTTTCTGGATCGGAAATTATTTCGGCGTCCTTTAAATTCTTACTACCGATAGCAATGCTGTATTCACTAAACCCAATTTCCCAACTTGCAGAAATTGTATTGTACATGCTGTTTTTTGGGTTAGTGCTATTTTCAAGCATATCAAAAAACTCTCTATCAACGGTTTTGTAAACGACTGCTCCAAGAGCAATATTAAATGGGTCTTTTTCATTTTCGTCTACATTAATTAAAACAGTGCTATCTGAATAATCGCTGAATCCAGCATTGACAATATGCCCCACAACTTTCTTCTTGTTGTGTTCTATATTGGTTGGCTTATGAATGAATTGTTGTACAGATTCGATTGCGGTTTTGGTGTCGATGCCGTCTCCATTTTTATTAAACTCGTTCACAACAGCAGCATTAAACGCCACACCCATTAAGTCTATATTTTTTTCTAAATCTACAGAAGTGGGTATTAAAGATCTTAAATTTTCAATATTAGCTTTGCTTACATTGATGCCAGCTATATTTTCGCAGGCTTTAATCTCAAATTCAAAAGTTGTGGTATACTTATGCATCCTTTTTCATTTTTTCAAGAATTGCTTTTTGTAAAGCTGCAGGGAGTTGTTTTTGTTTTTCTGTTAATCCACCCTCACCGACTTCATTCATCATAGCTCTCATTTTGTCGTACTGCATTGAGCAGGCTGCGTAGGTTTCTTTGTCTCCCATTTCTGCCGTATCAATCAGAGCTTTATCATCCATAGCACAAACACTCATGTATGATTTGTACATAGCTTCTTCTTTTTCGCTATATTTTTTAGCAATCGAGATTTCTATATCTCCGTTAGAGCGTTTTATATCCGCTACGAGTGGGTTTTTAATTTTTTTCATTTTGAATGGTGTAAAATTGCTGAAGGGTAAATCTCTAATCTGTGTGCTTCTGAAATACTAAGAACACCTTCCAGTGAGCCTAGTTTTTCGATTTCACTAAAATCGTTTACACAAGAAGTAACGGTTTCTGTCCAATTTTCTTTTTCTGATGCGCAGATAACAGATTCACATAATTGGCTTATCATTTTTTCTTGGTTTTCGTCGAGAGACTCTATGTTTAGTTTTTCTAGCATTTTTTCTTTAGCTATAGAATTCAATGCCTCTATTTCGTAAATAGTGCCTTGAATATTTTCTCTAGAAAATTGATCCTTAGAACCTTCTGGGCGACCAGACATACCTTTTGTTGGTTTGTTGGTTTTTTCTGGTTCTTCTTCGCCAGTTTCTGGGTCAATCATAGGAACTCCACCAACTATTGGGTTGAAATAACCCTTCTCTCTTTGTTCTACAAATTTTTCTTGAGCTTTTTCTAGGTTTTCTGCCAAAGGAAATTTTCCAGTTTGAAAAAGTTCCATTCCTTGCTCTGCGGTAATAAGACCAAGCTCCATAAGTCTTGTAGCGACTCTCATCAATTGAGTTTCGTCGCGTAAATCAATATCTTTAAACTTAACAGTCGGGTAGGATCTAAAACCCAAGTCCAAAGCAATTCTGCGAATTTCTGGCTGCAAAAAGTCTTGGATAAATGCCTCACGAGCCTCCTTGAGTCTATCCAAAAAGACACGAGTCTTCATTTCAGCGCCATTATACTTATCGTCATTCAGTGCTATATTCTGTAGACCGTCTTTGATGTCCTGGTTAATAACTTCATACTTACCAGGACCGACTACTTTATTGATATCTGGAATAACAAAATCTGCTTTTGTCGTGTAGTCAGAAACTAGAACACGGCCAACAGATTCGTTTTGGAAAAGGGTTTGCATAGCCTTTACATTGTTGGGATTAATACCTCCTTTGTCTGGCTCCGCTCCCATTGTGATCATAAGAATTACGTTCTCAACTGTCCTCATGATAGCTTGGTCCATCTTCTTCATTTCCATCTTCGCATTAATGTCTTCAAGAACTGGGTAACCGAACGGGATAGCGAATGGCTCGTAATCTTGTTTTTTATAAAAACTATACGACATTTTTTCGTTTTTTAAATTTATTTGAAGTCCGTCTTTAAAATAAGCACCGTCCTTGATTTGTTTTTTAACTTCTGGGTCCAAGGCGTCAAACACAGCCTTATCATAATCGTTTTTAGGACTAGCTAATCTTTCTATGTCGAACTCAGAAAGTATTTTTGCGTAACCTCCATCTTTTGTGTTAAATACAGTGCTACGTTTAGCTACTATTTCAAAAGGATTTAAAACAACATATTTCAATGGAAACTTATTCAAAGAAGGTCCATCCGAAACCGTTTGGGAAAACTTTTTATAATCTTCTATACTGAATTTGCCATCTACTCTGTATAGGAAAATATTTCCACTTCTATAATACTCTCTAAAGTACTGATCTTTAAGATCCCAAATTTTAATCCTATCAAGAAGCTTTTCGAAAAATTTTCTAGAAGTTGAATTGCCGCCCTCTAAATAAAGTTCTGCATTAGCAAACTCTGACATCATGTCTATAGTATTTCTAAAAATAGGCACATTAGCGTAAGCCTTTTGGCAAAGTTCGATAGCGTCTCTTACATTGACCCCATCAGAAGCCATTTCATAAGGCAACATTCCAGCTCTAATTTGACTAAACTTGTTAATAGGGGCCGTAACAGAAGATCTATTTATTCTTGTGCTTGTGGAAGACGATGAGAGGTTACTCACAGAACCAGATCGACTGTACGACCCCTGGGAAACATGATATGCCGCGCCTGCTGTCATAGGTTCGATAACTTCTTGAGGTTTTTGAGCTTCTGGGGCAACCCTTTTAAAATTATTCCAATACTCGGACTTTTTTGTGTATTTTCTTTTAGGCATAATGTATTATAAGTTACTTTACACAATTTAAAAGTTACTTTTTTAACTTTTTTAAATAAACATAGGCGTAAAGCCTTGATTACTTTCTTCTGGTACATCCATCATGTCATAATAAATATTCATTCCCCAGTTGCCCAGTACCAGAGCGGAATAGGAATCCTTTCTTGGCCTATCCACTCCCTTCTGTCTTTTTAGGTTGCTGGGTAAATCAAAACTTTGAGTACCACCATTAGAACTAGAAACTTGAATCAAAGCACATTCAGCCTTTGTTAAATCAATTATGTCTTTCTGGTGTTCTATAAATTCAATCATTTTTGCGCCAGCATTCTTTTCGTCTTCGTATTTAGAAAATTTTAAATCTTTTATTGGTATTTTTTTAGCTCTCTGCATCGAATAATTGTCATCCATAGCTGTCGCTGCAAAATAAAGTCTTTTTCTGTCAAAAGCAGTCTGCAACATTTCGTTACCATTTCTAATCCAAACAGAAGTTGGTTTCCGTAAGTAACAGATAGTTTTATTTGAGACGTTGTAACCCCTCCTCGCTTCTTTTAGATCTTTTACATAATCATGTGGGTTATCTAAACCAGCATCGAACATACCTATTTCTAGTTTATCTTTCTTAAATAAATCACTTTCGTTGCAAGAGTTCATAAATTGAACACCACCATTGTAGTCACCCACAACCATAATTACGTTAAAATGGTCAATAATATACTTAAAGTAAGTCATGTGCTTTTTTAGGTTTGTGCCAGGTAGAGCATAACTATGCACAACAACACCTTTTTTTTCTTCTGGTATTAACTTAATAACCTGCATAGCAAAATCATCAGAAGCTTCAGATTCGGACCATGATGGGTCAAATGCTAGTATGTATTCAGCGCCCGCTTCCCCTGCAACCTCAACCGCTGGTGATTCCCCATCTTCAATAGTACATTCAGCCATCTTGCTTATCTTGAAATAACCAGCGCTGTCATCCGTGAATTGAGCATTAAATTCTCGATCAATTTGAGATTGACTCATAGTACCTCTTGCTTGGCTTATAAGATTTTCATCATATAAAGCTTTGGGAGCGCAATCATAGCTAAACTGCATAATACATCTTCTGCCTTGGTTTTTAGCACCAGGATTAAAGATCATATTTTCATAAGCCTGATACATTTTATATAAATATTCAAACTTGTAAGATGCTGACGAAAGACCTATCATTTTATTAGAAGGCCACTCTGTACGCTCTTCCTCTGTCATTTTACCAGCGGCAATCATAGCGTCTTCTGCGTCGCTAATTTTTTGTCTTTCTTGTGGGTTTTCTACAACAGCCAAGAAAGGCATAATGACTTCATTCAAAACCTTTTCTGGCATAAGCAAAAGTTCGTCTACAATAATTCTTTGAAAACGGAAACCACGAAGTTTTTCACCATCTCCAAGTGGTAAAGCTGTAATTCTGCTTTTGCCTATCTGCATAGACCACTCATCATTTGATTTACTAACCTTACCAATACACTGCCTAAATAATTCTGCTTTTTTGTCCAAAGATATATCTTCAATCTTGCGAAAAATCATTTTTGATTGCCGAAAAGACTTTGAAATAATACCTATGTGAACTCCTTGGTTTAGCATGGCGTCCAGTAAAGCGAAAATGCCCGTAGAGAAGGACTTAGACATACCTCGGGACCATACTCCCAAAAAGTAATCATTCTCCATCATAGCCTTTACAGCCATATGTTGAAAAGGGAATAATTCAACCCCAGTCAACAACTCTGTTGTGAATGTGACATTGTCTCTTAAGAATTTATACAAATAATACTTGGCTTTGTTATCTTCGAGGTAGCCATCAAGATCTAAAATCTTTTTGTTGATATCTTCCCTATCTAATGGCTTTTGATTTCCTGTATCCCAACTCATATTTGCTCCTTATCTAAAAAATATTGTACATCTACATCCCAAAGTTTGTCGCCTAAATATAAAAGCTTCGGAATAATTTCTTCGCTATGTATTCTGTTGTCAGTAAAAATAAATTGACAATTACCAGCGAACTCGTGTTGTATTGAAATCATGTTAGAGAATACCCAACTCAGTTTTGGCGCTCTTCTACCTTTTGTAAAAATAGCTTCCTTTTCAATTGTTTTTATTGGTTTTTCTATAACTATATACATATAACTATCAAGCTCTACGCATCTTTTCATTTCTTTTCTAAATCTATCAACCTGCCCCCCAAAGGTAGATAAAAAATCGCCAGAACTCTTTCTATCTACGAATGTATTAGAAAAATCCTTACCACCTAATGTATAATCTCCAAAATCTAATTTTAAAATTTGGGATTTGGGAAATTCTAATGGCTGCTGCTCTCTAGTATCGATTAATACTTCGACATCAATATCTTCCTTAAACTCTTTAGGCATGCCTTTATAAAATATTGGCTCAACTCCCATCACGTCACAAGCTTTTGTATATGTACCAAAATGCTCCTTAAAAACATCCAGGTCTGGTAATTGTCTTTTTAAAAGCTCAAGATGGAACGGAGCATTTTTATAATTCTTTTGTTTGATTCTCCTTTTGGCTAATTCAATTATATATTCTTTAACTTCTTTAGGATCGGATTTTTTGCACCAAGCAACTAATTGAGATCTATTAATAAAATCATTCTCAAAATACTCCTCCTTCTTCTTGAACGGTAGAGGGTTACCATTAAGTTTGTTGAAACGCGGGTAGTGTTTTACATAATAATCTGCCACATAAATTTTATGAGCTTTAAGGTGACCATGTAGGGATTTTTCAGAAGTAAATTCTGATCCGCATTCCTTGCATTTATAAGACATCTTCGATACCAATTCCCAAAACTCTAGCTTTCCACGCAGACATCCCCTCTAGACGTTTGGCTTCCTTTTTGATTACTTGTTTTTGCATTTCGGCTATCTTGACCATATTTTTTCTTTCCTCTTCTTCTTGAAATAATTGGACAATAGATAGAAATGATGCTGTGTCCTTTTGTTGGTTTGCTAAACGCGTACCACGGTCACCCTGGAGCTTCTTTGTTAGATTTTCGATACGAGTCTCGCATTGATGATATTCGGAACTTTTGGCTTTGATAATTTCCGCTAAACGGACAGTCATTTCATCTTGGTGACCAGCATCCTCAAACATCTCGTTTAATTTTTGCAAATGACCAGTAATTAACTCTAAGTTAATAATTTCCTTGCCCACATTCATATATAAATTAAGTTCGTCAGCAGTTAGGTCTGGCTTGTCCCAAGTAAGTCGTATAAATTCTTGCTCGAATAACTCTTTGTCTCTGGGGCTGATATAATTATTAACAATAGCGACAAATCTAGAGTTACTAAGATTTATCCGCAGTTTATCACAACAAGTGCGTGCTGCCCTAGATAGCTTTCCCTCTTCCAACCCGACACCAGTTGAGTCATTAATCTTTTTAATTAATCTGGAGATGGCTTGTGGTGCAATATAGTTTCCAGAGGAATCTTGGCCTTTTTCTTTTTCTTCTTCTCTTTCTTGGTTAACCAACTCATTAATAACACGCCACTCCTTAGAAAGTCTTTTTACTGGTTCTTTAAAAACAATATCAGCGATCTCTGATGTGTTCATCCCATCTCTTTTAAACTCTTCTATTTCAGATAACTGTTCTTTGGTGAGGGTTATATCGCTCGCCTTATCATGTTTTGTGGTTTTGGTTTTATAACCATTTTTGGCTAGAAATTTCGTGACAGTTCTGCCTTCCTTGGAGCGTCCGTCAAGATTTTCGTCTGCAAAAACGGTTCTAGTAATGTTTATAATATTAGGGTCAGTTTTAAAACTTTCTAAAATTAAGTTTTTTTGATCTTCGGACAATTGAATCATAAAATATCCTTTTCTTTTATTATTTCTCTAGCTTTTTCCTGAAAAATTTTCTTAAGATTTTTGATTTGTTTATACCCAGCAGAGCGTTTTCGTTCATTTGTTTTAAAACCTAGATATTTAGCCACATCCTCTTCGCTATTGTTATTAATAAACAACATCTTAAAAGCGTTAAAATGTCTAACGCTTAAATGCGGTCTCATTTCGTTGGCGAGTTTTGTTGCAGCTTTCTCTAAGTCTAAAAAATTATCTTGATGCTCTCCCACCTCATAAATATGATTTTCCATTGTGACTGCTAATTTTATATCGTATGCCGCTTTCTTTTTTTTAGACCACGCTTTATACTCTTCACAAGAGCTGTCTTGAATGCCGCTTTTATTTTGGGCGCAACCATCTCCACCATTATTAAACTTGCACCTCAAGCACGGTCTAACAAAATTTCCATAATAGTTTCTTAGTAAGTTTTTAAATTGATTAGAGACGACCCTATTCAACCAAGGTTCAACAGGTTTAGATTGATCCCACAGATGCCATTTTTTATATATGTGAGTCATGATGATCTGTTTAATATCATCATAATCTATATAAGCTACAGCATCTAAATCCCACTTTGATCTTTTTCTTTCTAACGCTTCTTCGATTTCTTTAATTTTTTCTCCAAAAGAATACATTATAGATCATTTATGTCTCTAACTGTTTTTTGTCGCCTCTTGGGGCTTTGATTTCCCCCGATAGAGCCTATGGTTTGCTGAAAGCTTGCCCCAAAATCTTCAATCTCATATTCTAGCTTAGAGATATTGGGGATAAAATTAGCGTCAGTATAACCATCTGCATCTTCCACAGATTTTGCTACCACACTTTTGGTAGTGGTTTCGGTCTTAGCTTTTTTTTCCCCCGATATCGCAGTGCCGCAACTCGGACAAAAATTGGGAGGGGTGAATTTATATTCTAGTTTAGTTCCACAATCAAAACAAAATTTAGTCATACTCCATTATAAAGTAAAACATAATTTTTTAAATTTTAATTTTTTTCTAACTTAGAAACAATAAATTTAAGTATTTCACTTCTCTTGATATCCTCTACCCCAAATCTTGTACAATGAATTCCATTATCCTTAGATTCTTGATCGTCAAAAGCATCAAAGATACTAGAAAATCCACTATTGCGGATATCACTTTGCATCATATCGCCACAAATAATAATCTTAGAATCTTCGCCTATTCTTGTTAGGACAGTCATAAGCTCATTATAACAAAAATTCTGAGCCTCGTCTATAATAACTATTGTGTCGTTCCAATTAGAACCTCTGACAAAATTAACAGGCATACATTGAAAAAGATTTTTTTCTTTAAGTATTTTGATTTCCGAAGGCTGGACCATTTCTTCGAGTTTGTCGTAAAATGGGCTAGCGAACACACCGAACTTCTCATCAATAGATCCAGGGAGCGACCCAAGGCTCTTTTGAGAGCTTTCAGCTATACTTCTGATGTACAGAATATCTTTTTCAAGGTCTGCGTCCATCATCATCTGCAAGGCTGAATACACAGCCATGTAGGTTTTTGCGGTTCCAGCAGGTCCAGCCAAAAACATTAATTTTGTTTCTGGGTCTAAAGCTGTTTTTAAAAAATTAACCTGGTTTTGAGTAAATTTAAATTTACGTTCCTTGAATCTAATCTTGTGACTCAATTGTTTGAATTCTAGTTTCGACATTCATATAATATTACACTTTTACTCTATCCTAAGTACTGCCCAAGAGTGAATTCTAATATAAAGATCCGAAAACCCATTATAGAAAAATATAGAATCAGGTTGGCTACTATCCATGAAAGCCTCCGTTAGCACCCTGTTCGGTTCGCTGTCAAGCGCAAAGTCTACATTATAAAGACGGAGATCTTCCTGTCTGTCACTGGGATCCCCCATTCGGAGCGATTCTTTACTTATGTCCTTGCCATTAATGATGTTTCTTAAGTTTTCCGTGCTGGCGTCGGAAATTCTGCAACCAGCAGCGTATTGATGGTTTCTGCGGGGTCTATTAGCTATTGGTTCAAATGGTGGCGATTCGTAAAAAAACGGATTTACTCGATAACCTGGACGATTGGCTCCAAGAACATTCAGGTCCGCTCTGGTAATTTCTAAGCCCCAAAATGACGCATAATCTCCTGACGCGTTGGGGTCTATACCCGAGCCTGAAGCTTCGTAGTAAGGGTTCGCTAATCCGTATGTTCTTGGGGCAATATAGCCAGCAGTTGTGGTGATTGTAGGAATCGCATCCGCTTGTCTGCCTCTGGCACTCAAAATTTCTTCGCTACCTGTTACCCACACTAATTTATGTTTACCATTAACACCGACATCATCTGGTTCAATGAAATTTGAGTTTGGAATTGGTTGAGTTGAATATAGTTTGTTTAAATAACGTTGGGCGTCGACCCCCGTACTATTGCTAAAATCTATAGCGTTACCCTGCCATCCGATGAATCCAGAACAATCGGGATCAAAAGGTAAACTCTTAACATCGTTGTCTCTCATAATCCCAAAAAAAGAATTAGAAACATTTGTGATACCACCAGCGTCGTATCTCATAACACCAGTCCCGTTTGTTGTGTCTGTTATCGGTGTATTGTACTTAGCGTCAGAACTTGAGCTTAGCCCTGTTGTGCTGGTAAAACTCCAGATTACAGCTAATCTAATTTTACTCCAATCCTTACCAAAAGAAAATGGAACCTGGTAAGCTGTATAAGGTTCTAAAACTAAACATTTTTCGCCCGTACCTTGATATAATGTATCCTCTATTTGTTTATTATAAATAATCCCTGCCATATGAATTATTACACTTTATTTGATTGATATGACCACCCAAGAGTGAATTCTTATATTAATATCGTCAAACCCATTATATAAAAACAAAGAATTTGGCAGATTGTTTTGGTTAAATTCAGAATTAACTGCTGGATTATAAATTGGGGCCGCTGGGTTATCAAGGTTTATTTTATTTTCAACCGCGGTTGGAGTCTCGTTTTTGAGAAAGCCTCCATAAACTATTTTTTTTATGTTTTCTTTACTTAAATTATTTATTTTACAATTCGGGTTATACTGATCGTTTAAAACAGTAACACCGTCTTCCAAAAAAAGACTTGAATCATTATAGTATAAAGGCAGGACCTCATACGAGTGTTTGTTGGAGCGGTTTACAACATTTACTTCGATGCCCCAAAATGACGCAAAATTTTCTTCTCCCTCTGGACTAATGCCAGAAGGGTTAGGGTTTTTTAATCCATATATCCTTGGAGCAATCGAGCCTACAGAACCGTTGGCGGTATACACAGCCTGACTATCTACTACCGATTCGCGACCAGTAGACCAAATAAAATTACTTGGGTTAATATTTATGCCACTATAATTCAAATCACTTGATATGCCAGTGTCTCCTAATTTATTAAGGACCCCAGAAGTGTCATTTGTTACGTTAGACAAATACAATACATTACCCCTCCATCCTACGAAATCACTAAAATTACCGCGCGCGACAGGCTGTTTTTTAGATATTCCAAAAAAAGAATATTCCTTTAACACAGCGTGATCATCAAACTCTTCTCGTGGGTTAATTTGTACTACTCCAGTGCTATCTGTATAGTCTGAAATCGGCGTATTATATTGGCCGTCGGCATCCACCGAATCGCCTGTTGTAGAGGTCCAACTCCAAATAACACCCAACCTCATTCTATCCCAGGTCGCAAACGGAAACGGGACCTGATAAGCTTTTTTAGGTTCTAGTATGAAACATTTATCACCCGTGCCTTGGTCGAATGTTTCTTCTGTTTTTTTATCATAAATTATCGCTGGCATTTTTTAAT